ATTGGTGACGCTGGAGGAGGCTTGCGTGCCAAAGGTACTGAAGGTGCCCTGCACGCCCGTGAGGGCGTCACTGATCTTCTTGACGGTGTCCGCGAACTTTTGCGGACCGCTGCTGTCGAACAGCCCGACGCCGTAGCCGTCAGCCATCTACTTGCCCTGGTGCAGTACGACCCTTACCCAGTGCTGCCGCTCTGGATAAGGCATGGACTTGATTTCGGACAGGCTCCAACCAGGGAACCGTTCGCTGATCCGTTGGTACTGGAGGTAGAGGAGGTCGTTAGAGGTGAGCTTGCTAACGAAATAAGTCCACCAGGCTGACGGTGTAGTCGGCCTCCTGACCGCATCTCAAGCATGTCACCATCACCTCCTCCATGCGTGGGCCAGGCTGGGCATCGCTCATGACCTTGGCGATCTTGCGCCGATCGGCCATGCTCATCTTCTGGGCGATGCTGCCTGCAATGGGGTTGCCGTCCAAGCGGCGGATGCAGCGATCGATGGCGATGGTGACTTCCTCCGGCCCGGTGCGGTTGCCGTCGCCCACCATCTCTATTTGCACCGCCCCGGTCAGCAGGGCCACGTTGGCGGTGTGACCATTGCGTAGGTCGACCTCGACCTCCTGGACCATGGGGTTGTCGAGCTTCTGCACTGGGATCGAGTCCAACTCCACGATGGTGCCGAAGGTCTGCCCACACACACGGCAGGGGAAGTCCGGCACCTCCCAGTCACGTCCGAAAGTGAGGATGCGGACGGCCAGCATCAGGGCGGCGCGGTCCCCGGTCAGCATGTCACCCAGCACCCAGGCTGGCACTGGCTCGATGTTGCCAACGGACAGCACCGTGCGCTTGAGTAACAGGTCGACCACCTTGGCCACGTTCACGTTCGGGTTGCGTAGCTCCCGAGCCATGGCTTCTTCGTCGGAGCCGTTGATCTCCCGGATACGGGCCTCAGTGTGCAGCACCCCGTCCTTGTCCAGGTAACCACCCGGCAGGACAGTGATGTTCGGCTCCAGGTCCGGCATGAGGGGATTGGTGGGCCTGGTGAGATCCCGCGACAGATCGTTGATCTGCTCCGGCGAGGAGCGGGCGTCGATTACGTCAGGATCGAAGACAGTCGGTCCGGAGAAGGTGCCAGGAGCAGGTGAGGTCATACCGACGCAGAGCTACTCAGGAACTTGCCGATGTCCTGAGAGGCAGTCAGCACCGCGAAGCCTTCGTGGGCCAGGGTGAGTGTCTCGATGAACACTGCATTCCCACCCGCTTCCAGGTCGGAGAAGCTGTAATTCATAGGCCATGCGTTGTAGACGAAGAAGCGGGCCTTGATGGGTGGGGGATTGTCGATGCCTGCGGCGTAGCCGGTGGCGGTGATGGGGTGTTCCAGTACGTCGATGGTGACACCGACTCGGAAGTCGACGGTAGGACCGCCGAAGCCCTTGCCCACCGACACCGAGAAGATCTGGCTGAACCACTTGTAGATCTCATTGGTGCCGACACCGGTCACCACCGAGTTCCCATTTGCCACTGGTGCAGCCATGAATCCACGGGTGAATGTCAGTGGCCCGAAGTCAGATTGGCCGGGCATTTTGCGAGTTGTGGTGTTGTTCCCACCCTCCCTATATGGGATTACCTCGTTGTTCACCGACAAGCCCGATACGGCCATGAATCCCATGCGGGCCATGGTGGGGATCTTGGGGTGGTTGATGTTGACCTGGAAGCGGAAGTTCCGCAGCGGGTCAGAGTTCAGCGGTCTGTTGTTGGCCATGGAGTGTCTCCTTTATGACGTGGCGACGGACACGCTCTGACCGCCCGCCCACTGACCGATCTTGATGACGACGAACTCGGCGGGGTATTGCAGCGAGACACCGACCTCAACATTGATGATGCCGTTCTGAATGGACTGTGAGGTGTTGTTCGTGGCATCACAAATGACGTAGTACGCCTCCGTCGCGCTGGTTCCTGACAACCCACCGCTCTGCCAGAACTGCCCCAGGAACTGGGTGAGAACCGAGGTGATCAGGTTCCATAGCACCCAGTCGTTCGGCTCAAAGACAGCGAACTTGGTCAAGGCTGCAATCTGAGTGGTCAGGTAGATCAAGGTGCGGGTGACGGGCACGTACCGAGTGACCAGGTACTGCGACAGCGTGCGTGCGCCCCAGACGACCACACCGGACCCTGGCACCGAGATCAGGCAATTGACCATGGCCTGGTTGAGATTGCCCATATCGGTGTTGGTGAGTACGCCCGTGGACTCCACGCCATAGACACCGAGGAGCGAGGCGCCCAGTCCGGCAGGCGCCTTACCCACACCCCGAGTGGCATCAGTGGCGATGTAGTTGCCGACGACATAGCCACCAGGTGGCACCGTACGCGTGATCCCGGCCTGAGGTGAGTAGGGGTCGGAGATGATCACCTGGGGGTAGTACACCGCCGCCTTGTCGGACCGGCCCAGGGTGATGGCCCAGGCCGTCATAGCCGTGGGGGTGTAGGCGGGCGGGCAGTCCAACACCACGAAGCAGTCACCCCGAGTCTGAGCCAGGCCCACGATCGGCCCCGTCATGGTGGGATCCCACTGGCCGCACAAATTGACCACAAAGGGCTGATCGGGGAACTGGTTCAGTAGGTTGAAGGCGTTCTGAAAGTCGGTGGCCTGCGGGACCGGAGGATTGGCCGGAGGCGAACCGGGGCCATCCAGACCGCCAGTGAGTTGCACGCCATTAGTAGGAGCCGGATTATTGGCCGGAGCCGCGGTGGCCGAGTGCTGGTCTACCAGGGTGATGTAGTTCGACCCCGTATAGGGACTGTTGACGACGTTGAGGGCGTAATTGTTGGTGCCAGCATTCATAGAGGTGGACACCATGGAGACATCCGGCCACACCTCAACGATGTTGGCGGGACTGGGCGTACCAGCGGGGCCTCCAGCAACGGCAGGCGGGCAATAATGCACCACGATGTTGAAGCTCAGCACCTGCGATCCCGTGGGCGCCGAAGGATCCCGTAGCGATCCAGGTGTGATGTCAACGAAGATGTAGTTGCCCCAGCGACCAGGGTTGTCCCCAACGACCTGCAGTGTCGCCAGGGGAGTACCAGTAGCCGAGTCGTTGAACATCTTGTTGGCAGCGACGGGCGCGGATGATGACGTGGTGACGCGGATGATGACCGCCGAGGTGCCACCGGCCGCGAAGTAGCAGTACACGGCCAGATGCAACGAACTTGGGGCGTAGGCCGTCTCAAATCCGCCATAGGCGGCGCAGAATGACTTCCAGCTAGTCACAACGGTTGGCGTCAGGGGGCCTCGTGGGCACACGCCGATGAAGCACGCTGACGCCGTACCTGGCGTGGCGCTGACGTAGGTGGGAAAAGCGGACTGATCCACATAGACGCCAGGCCGGGTAAGGACGGCCATTTTCTAACCTCCTGCTGTGGTTGATGAGTACTGCCCGGTGATTTCCTCGTCCAGGAACCCGCCTGGAGTGATGGTCTTTACGTTGCGCTGGCCCCACAGCAACTCTCCGGTGTTCTTCTCGATGAGACTGAGGACCACGCGCTCGACACGGGTGCCGGAGATAGCGATAGGGGACTCGATGTCGGTGGGGATACGGACCCGGTAGATCTGGCGGAAGAGCCGCTTGTCGGATTCCATCCCGTTGCTGCGGGTGGTGCCCAGCACTTCCAGTCGACGCACCGTCCCACCGGGGCAGTTCACGATGGCGAAGCGAGGATGCAGTCGGCCCAGGGCCATGGCGCCACTGATCTGGGAGATGTGCTGGTTGATCCGGGCGCTGGCCGTGACGGTGTAGTCGAAGTCCATGGGGAGCGGGTATTCCATGGAGGGCGGCGGGTCATCCATGGGGATGTTCTGCAGGTAGCGATAGTGGACCTCGACCCAGCCGCGATGCTCCCGCTCGTGCGCTACTCGCTCCCCGGTGAAGTTGATCACGATGTTGGGATAGGTGATGCGCCTTTCCTCACGTTCTGGGTTGTGGAACCACACCGGCACCGGGCGGGGGGCCTGCTCCGGGGCATTGAGGTCGATGACGGTGACACCCTGGAGGAGGTTCTTCAATCCCATGTCCTCTTCGGTGTAGAGGCCGAGGAAGGGCGGGTTGGGATCGGTGTCGAAGGTGGGATTGGGGTTGGTGGGGTAGGTCGCACTCACCAGCGCGGCCCCATTCGCCACCAGGAGGGCTGAGCGGATTCCTTGAGGCTGTTGTGGAACTGCTGCTCGACCTCGCCGGACTGCTGGGCCAGGTCCACGGCCACGTCGCTGACCTGGAAGCTGCTGTGCATCTCCTGCGCCCGCGCCAAGAGAGGATGGTTCTCCGGCAGGCCGACGTGGACGTTGTCCTTGTCGCCCCATACGTGCAGAGCGCGCCCCACATCCTGGTAGCTGGCCAAGCTGGAGTCACCACGCACCAGGTTCCGCATGTCGGCCCGCAGAGATTCCCCCGACTTCATCGCCGCCAACCTGATCTGCTGCTCATTGAGCTTGCGGTATTGCCCTGCGGTTTTTCCCAACCTGCTGAGGTCAGATTTATTGACGCAGTTAAATACGGAGGACATTGTTCCTCAGATCTGGGCGATTTTTATGGCGATTTGCAGCTTGACCGGCGTTAGCAGACCGGACAGTTGCAAGCGTAGATCCGGGTGTCGCGTCCCCCTTTGTCACCCGAACCTAGCCTTGGCTTGTGTCAGTAAGCGGACCGGTATCCGGCCTCCCGAACCCCTACGACATCACCGCGGGCCATCCAGGTCAGTACCCCAACACTGATCAAGGACTGGCCTACCCGCCTGTCGCTCCCTCCTCGACGCAGCGCGTCGCCCAGATGGCTCGACTTCGTCTTCGCGACCTACCCCGTCCCTTTATCTGTCGGCAGGTCTGCTCTGGGGTGGCCTGGCGGTTTGAGCTTCCCGTGGAAAATGTGGCCCAGGAGAACCTCCAGGTGGCGCTCACCGACACCACGCCGGAAGGTACTACCACACCGGTACTGGGCCAGGATTTCGTCCTCGATCAGCACGGTGGGGTGCTGGTCTTCACCGAGGCTCCGAAGCAGGGCCTGCTCATGATGGCGCAGGGCACCTACTACCGGGACTTCCTGCCGCCCGAGCTTGACCTCTACATCCGGACCGCCTATCTGCAGCACACCTATGGGACCATCCCGACCACCGAGATCGATGAGGGCTACCCGCCGGTCCAGCCGCCGCAGTTGGGCACCACAGGACAGCCCGTGACCTACGGCACGCCCGCTCCCATGATGATCTCGGAGGTCGAGGAGTACCCCATCTCCATCCTGGTCACCATCATGGCCCTGTGGGACATGGCGGTCGGTGTGGCCCAGCAGCACGATGTCCACACCCCGGACGGGGTCACTATCCCGCTGAACCAGACCTTCCAGCAGATCATGGCCATGATCAACGCTTTGCAGGGTCAGTACATGGCGCTGGCCTCCGCGTTGGGCGTGGGTCTCTACCGCATCACCCAGAGCCGACTGCGGCGGGTATCGCGGACGACGAAGAGGTTGGTCCCAATGTATCGCAGCAAGGAATACGACGACCTGACCTGGCCACAGCGAGAGCTTCCCCCCATCGATGTCACTCAGAAGGTGTACACCTACCAGGGCACCTGGGATTCGGCACGGCCCTACCAGCCTCAAGACTTGATCGACTACCAGAACCGCCGCTACGTCTGCACACAGCCCAACACCAATATCGATCCGACGCGGGACGTGGATCCCAGCAGGGGCCAGGGTTACTACTGGGCCTGGACCACCATCAACACAGGCTGGGTGGGCTGGTGGTGAATCTCAACCCCGATCAGTTCCAAAACCCGAAGCCATATTTTACCAAGGGCGGGCAGGGCAAGTTCTTCCCGGATCCCAAGCCGATCCCGGAGCATCGCTGGCCCAGGGGCTACAGCCCGGAGCGGATGCGCGAGGTCGAGGGTGGGAGAGACGCGCCTCCTGGTCTCAGCATCCAGAGTGCCGTCACCAAGAGGAGCAAGGCCGCGTTCGCCGGTCCCGCTGGGGTGGCACGGGTCAAGCAGGTCATCGCCCGGTCCACCACGCCAGCAGAGGAGCTACGGCCAACCGGTCCCGGTCAGCGGCTCTCCATTACCACCGGCTCTCCCAAGACCGGCGCAAATGCTTGGGCCAGCTATACCCACAAGCCAGCACTCGGCAGAAGACCTGGCGAGATCCACCTGGGCAAGGAGCAGGACGAGAACATGATGGGACAGGCCCTGATGCATGAGATGGGCCACTTCAGATCTCACATGGAGGGCACTCCCCACTTCACATCCAGGGCACCGAGCGACTTCGGCAAGGAGGAAGCCTTTGCCGACGAGAACATGCTCCAGCGCTGGAGGCCGGATCCCCGCGATGTACGCAAGGGCAAGGACGAGCGGATGTCACTCGCCTACGAGCGGCGCAGCAGCTTCGGGCGCACTGCCTCTGGGGGTGCGGCGTTCCGGGCGTACTCCAAGTCCAGGACCAGCCCGAGCCGGAAAGAGGTAGAGGACCGCCAGCAAGCCGCCCAGAATGTTGACGCCTCTCACCAGCCTCAGATGCTTGGCGATGTGGGGGGCGGTCGCCGCACCAAGCCCACCGGCCACCGGGTCGAAAGTTGGGCACAGCCGGAAGGCCCACTCCATCCGATGCAGTTCGGGAGGTTGACCTGATGCCGCTGTATGCCCCAGGGTGGGCACAGAAGAACTCGATCATCCGTATGAACGAGGTCATGCGGAACTACGCCCGGACCTGGGGCGAAAACGTGCTGTGGTTTGAGTACGACGCCATGTCCTCCAGCAAGAACGCTGTCTATGACGAGGGGCCGAACCGCAACTGGTATGACCCGGTGACAATGCCCGTGTTCTTCCTCAGCTTCCGCCAGGACGATCCTGTCGACTCCGACCAAGGCTTCTACGTCCTCTCCACCGCTCAGGTCTGCTTCCAGGTCACCGAGGCCACAGACCGGTTCCGGATAAACCCGCTCAACACCGCCGCCCACTTCCGTGACCGGTTTTCCTACGACAACAACGTGTATCGGGTCACCCGTTATGAGAAGCAAGGCTTCGTCCACGGCACCTACCTGACCATCTCGGCGCTGGGCGAGCAGGTCAAGGGCGAGGAAGTGGTCAACGACGCCCAGCAACAGGACTTCTTCGTCCAGAACCTGGTGTGGTGATATGCCTCTAACGCTGTACGACTTCTACCTCGACGCCTGGGCGGATTGGGAGCGGGTCATCCGCCTGCGTGACCCCAACACCAACCAACTCGTGCCACTCTCCGCGGCGGTGATGGAGATCCGCAACACCAACGGCGTGCTGGCCCTGCGACTGGACGAGGCCAGCAGCCGTTGTGTGATCGGGCCGGACGGCGCCTCGATCACCCTGTTCATCTCGGCTGACGACAGCTATACGGCCTTCCGATACGGCAGCTACCCCGGTTCGGTGCAGCAGGTCGGACTGTGGGGCATAGGTCGGTCCTACACCTACGACCTCTTCGTTATCTACGAAGGCACGGGGCAGCAGGTTCGGGTGCTACGCGGTTTCTTCCACATCGACCCGAATATCTCCACGCCTACTGGGACGGCGACCCCCTTCCGAAAGGGAGCCTGATGTCGACCATCGTCACGCCCTCTGAAGATGTCATAGAGATCCTGGCCTCAGGGATGCCGGGGCCTCCGGGACCGGCAGGCCCTCAGGGACCAGGCGGTGTACAAGGGTCTGTCGGCCCACCAGGTCCAGTCGGTCCCAGCGGTCCCCAGGGGCCTCCAGGTGGATTTGTCATCGCCGCAGTGGTGCCGAATCCCAGCTATCTACCTGCGAAGCCCACTGCCGCCCAGACAGGCATGGTGTGGCTGGTTGGGACCACGAGCTACGTCGTGTATTGGTGGAACGGGACTGCCTGGCAGACCCTGAACATGTCGGCTGGGCCGCAAGGACCAAGCGGTCCAGCGGGACCGACAGGGGCGCAGGGACCACAGGGGGCCGTGGGTCCAACCGGGGCGCAAGGTCCAGTCGGACCGACCGGGGCGTCAGGGGGAATGGCGCAACTCGTCGCCCCGCAGTGGCAAGACGCCTCTGCTCTACTCCAGTCGCCATGGAAGGCGGTACCGGGGTCGAGCATTAGCTCCCAGCTTGACGCCTGGGGACGCTGCCAGTTGCGAGGTGAGGTCTATCTCCCAGGCGGTAACCCCCAAGACGGCGCCGTCATTCTGCAGTGCCCGTCTGGCACCAAGCCTTCGCATACCGCCACCGTGGTGGCCGCTGAGGATGTGATCCCGGCTCGCTTCTATCGGCTGGACATCGGAGGCGATGGCTTTGTCCGCTTGCGCTTTCCGTCTCCGCAAACCACCGGCCAGGTATTCCTCGACAGCGTGTCTTGGATCACGGCGGCAGCGGCTCCATGACCATCGGCCTGGCCATGATCGTCCGGAACGAAGCCTCGACTCTGCCGCGCCTGGCAGCCAGCCTGAGGGGTCAGATCAACTATTGGACCATCGTGGACACCGGCAGCACCGACAACACCATGGAAGTAGCCCGAGAGGTCTTCGACGGCGTTCCAGGCCAGATCCTGCAGGAGGAGTGGCGAGGCTTTGGCCCCGCCCGCAACGTGGCCCACCAGGCTGCGGTCCCCCACACCGATTGGGTCTTGTGGATCGATGCTGATGAGTCCCTGGGAGGAACCCTCGACACCTCCCATCCCGGTAACTGCATCGAGGCGCAGCAGCACTTCGGCAACCTGCGCTACTGGCTGCCACGGCTGACTCGTGATCCGGGCTGGGAATGGAAGGGCCGGTGCCACGAGTACCTGTCCTGTCCCATACCTTTGCGGGTCCAGAGCGAGCGGTTCTGGTTTATTCATCATGCTGACGGCGGCAGCCGGGGCAACAAATATTGGCGAGACCTGGCCCTGCTCCAAGCCGACTGGGACGACGAACCCAATGCCCGCACCGCCTTCTATCTAGCTCGTACCTATCAGGACGGTGGTCAATACCGGAAAGCCGTTGACTGGTATCGCCTCCGACTAACGATGCGTGGCTGGAACGAAGAGACGTTCCTCACCCAGTACTGCCTGGGTAAGTGCCTTCTGGCTCTCGACGCCTACGATGAGGGCTGCGGCGCTCTGTGGGCTTCCTGGGGTCTCAAGCCACACCGAGCCGAACCCTTGGTGGCATTGTCCGAACACTACCGGCGACATGAGCAGTGGTCGCTGGCCTGGCATGCCGCCCAGTTAGCGTGTGAGTGTCGCCCTCAACCTGATGATCTCTTCGTAGACACCGACGCCACGAAGTGGAAAGCAGCCTATGAGGGATCCATCAGCGCGTGGTATGTGGGAGAAAGAGAGCGCGGTCGCAGCCTGATCGATTACCTCTGTGGGCAGGACGACCTACCGCTCGATATCCGTGACTCTGTTGCATATAACCGGTCCTTTTATGAAGGAGGAACGTCATGACTGACAACCCCGAGACCCCCGCTCAGCCCGAGTATGAGTACGACCCGGAGACCGGACAGGTAGCCGCCCAGAAGGGCGTCGATAACCCCGAAGGCCCCGGCCAGCCAGATCCCAACGTCCCCCCTCAGCCTCCGCAACCGGCACCACAACCGACGCCTCAAGATCCGACGCCTCAGCCTCAGCCCCAGCCACAACAGGGCATGGAGTACCCCCCCGAGACCGAGGATCCCAACGTCGTAGAGCCGGGGACGCCCCCCGTCTCGCCATGAGCGACGTAGAACGGGATCGTTCACGCGATCCAGACCTGGAGGTCTTCGACCACGACATCGACTGGCCTGCCCCACAACTGGACCCAGCCCGAGAGCCAGTGGACCTGCACCGGGGGCCGATCGATGACGATGAGGACCGTCGTTGGTTAGCTGACGATGACCCACGTCGTCGTCCCGATGACCCCAAGCGGAAAGACATCGGCGTAGTGGACTGGGGAATGTCAGAGGAGGAGGACTAATGGCTCTGACCCGAGTTTCTATCCCCTCCCCGTTCTATTCCAGCCGGGGCGGATCCGGCGTGAGATTGATCGTCATCCACACCGCTGAGGGATCCACGACCTATCAGAGCCTCGGTTCGTGGTTCCAGAATCCTTCCGCCCAGGTGTCCTCGCACGCTGGCATCGATGACACACCGGGCACCATCGGTGTCTATGTACAGCGGGGCGACAAGGCTTGGACGGCATCCAATGCCAACCCGGTGGCCGTGCAGGCCGAGCTATGCGCCTTTGCGGCCTGGGACATCAACGAGTGGCACCGACATCCCAACATGCTGCAGAACTGCGCCGACTGGATAGCCGAGGAAGCCGCTGCCTTCGGTGTACCAAAGGACATCCTGAGCGCCGCCGAGGCCCAGGGTTCAGGAAACGGCATCTGTCAACACATCGATTTGGGCAGTTGGGGCGGGGGTCATGTGGACTGCGGCCCAGCGTTCCCGCTCTCAGAAGTTCTCCAGATGGCGGGCGGTGTAGCACCGTCTCCCAGCCCGACACCACCACCGCAACCCGCCGGTACAGCGCCCCCCTTCCCCTACCCCTCCAGCGATTACCTGGGCCAGCCATCCCCCGATCCACATTGCCATTCCGGCTACTACGGCGGCGTGGATCAGGCAAACGTGGCTACCTGGCAGGCCCAGATGGCAGCCCGGGGCTGGGACATAGCCGCAGACGGCATGTACGGTCCAAGCTCCCAGAGCATCTGTCAGCAATTCCAACAAGAGAAAGGACTAGAGGTGGATGGACTCGTCGGCCCCCAGACGTGGTCAGCAAGTTGGACGGCTGCCGTAACCTGATCGACCCCGAGTGGCCAGAGTGGTTTCGTCTGGTGCGTCAAGTCATCGTCTTCTTCCTGGGCATAGCCATACTGCTCTACGCCGTGGCGAGCCAAGGTCGCGACATCCCGGACTTAGTTACCGGCTTGGTCCTAGTCGGTGTGGTGCCGATGGATGACGCCCTGAACCGCTGGGCCAAGCGGCGAACTACACGGTCCCGCCCATCAGACGAACGGTGAACACGTCATCAAGATAGGCGGTGGCGCCCAGCAACAGTGGATCACCAGTTGCCGCGGCCAGGTACTCAGCCAGGCTGGGTATGTCCGGTTGCGAGATGCCCTCGACGGCCAGAGAACTGATGGCCATGAAGGTCATCAGGACAACTGCTTCGTGTATGACCCTGTACTGATGCTGAAGGTATCTCCGGCATTGATGGTCTTGGGCGAGGACAGATTGCCGAACCAACGCCGCACCGGAGGAACAGCCGAGTCGTACTCGTCAACTCCGGTCAAGGTGCAGGCCGGAAGGTTGACGAAAGTGATGGCCGCGCTGGAGGAGATGACACCGCCCGCCGGAGCGGCAAAGGTGACGGTCTGGCGCTGGTAGCTACCACCGACCACCTCTGTGCCCGCCGCGGTGGTAGTGCCAGTGGCGGTCACCAGGGCCACCTGAACCGGCAGCACTGGTGCGACGTATGGGGCCTCACCCGAGCTTGCCGCCAGGACGTTGTTGGCTTCGACCATCACCAGGTTTGCCATTTACGCCCTCCTCATGGACTGCTGGCAGGCCGGACACCCATCGTCGGCGCAGCACCTGATGTGTTGGCTCACTGACACCTCACGGCCCGCCTGGATGATGTACTGGACGTGGTGCGGCTCCGTGTCCTCCACGCCGCAAATAGCACAAGTCCGGGGCGTGGCCTCAGTGGTAGACAACGCCCCGCGACTCCAGCCACTGATAGAGATGCTTCGGCACCCGGTATCGACGGCCCCGCAGGAAGGTGTACTCGTTGCCCACGCCGTAGGTCATCTGCTCGATGTCGGTGTTGACGCGGATGACCTTCCACTCTTCCTCGACGGTCATTGGCTCCTCGCCCAGGTCGACCACCTCCATGGAGTTCGTCGGTGCGGGCTTGGGCTGCTGCTGCGTCTCGGTGGGGCGCAGATCCTTCATGGGGTTGTACACCTGAGCGGAGGTCTGGGGGTCCAGGATGGGATCGGTATCCACCACCATGGGCTGCGACAGATCCTCGATCTTGGCCGTTCCTTCCGCGGACATCTCCACCATGGCCCCCGTGGCCGGATCGAAGACGCCCTCCTCCTCGACCACCAGGTCCACTTGATTGACGAGGCCGATCTCCTGCTGGCGATCGGCAAGCTCCTGGGCCTTCTCCTCAACCAGTCGCTGGCGCTGCGCTCCGGTGAAGTCGCCTCGTTGCGGTCCTCGTGGCATCCGTCAGTTAGTCCAGGCGATGACCACGCTCTGGTCCGTGATCAGGCCGAATCCCCAGATCGCGTACCAGCACAACGCGTGTTCACGTCCGAAGTCCAGGACGCCACCGTCACGAAGCTCGACGGGCAGAGCGATGGCGTGGCCGAAGGCATTGTCGCCCAAGAACATGGCGCCGTGGACGACGCCCGCGTTGGTGACAGCACCCATGCCGGTCGGGCCGGTGCTGGGGGCGTACTGACGGACCTGCGTCGTCTCGATGTAGACCACGTCGTTGAGGCGCCCGATCTCCCCGATCATGAAGTTCCCGGCGGCGGCGTACTTCGTCATCTCGATGAACTCGGGATTGTCACGCAGGCGGCGGGACTGGTGTGGGTCGATGAAGGCGACGTAGGTCTCACCGATGCGCGGGACGTTCTTGGTGGCGAGCGTCTCCACGGCATCCTTCGACACGTTGACGCTCATGAAGAACGTCCCGGCCAGGGCGCTGTAGTTGGCAGCCACCGTGCCCGCGTCGTAAGGCGAGATCGGAGTGATAGCGCCGGTCGGAAGCTGGTAGCCGAAGATGGCTGACGACGCCTGGTACAGGGTGTCTCGGGCCGAGCCGTCCAGGTACTTGGCCATGTTGCGACCCAGCAGCCGGGAGGACGACGCCATCACGTCATCGAAGGAGGAGTTGAGCAGTAGCTCGCTGACCGCCACGGCATAGCCCTGCTCAGCCACCGTGATGGCGTACTGGCTGGCAGTCAGCGCCGCGGTCTGCATGCGGACACCTTCAACTAGCTGTGTGGCATCGCCCAGGTTGTTGTAACGCATGAAGTTGATTTGGAGTCCGGGCTGGATGCCCAACTCCGTCTTCTTCACGGCGAACTGCTCAAAGCGCAGCACAGGCATCGACTGGAACAAGATCTCCTTGCTCCAGATGACCTGGATGGCCGGGGACAACTGAGAGTTAGTACCCGGATAGCCAGTGGGGGACGCACTCAGCAGTGGAGTGCCGGTGATGCTGGAAGGCATATCGCCTTACCTCCTATTTTAGGGTACTACCTCTATTGCCTTCGGCTTTGTGACGCTGCGCGCAGTAAGTTCTCTCGTTCCGCAGCGTACTCTTCGGGTGTCATCGCCTTGAGTTCATCGGCTGTATACGTGCGTGTGGTCCCGCTCGTTTCCATAGGACCGACTGGGGGCGCGGTGACACCTACCGTGGGACGGCCCGCATTGACCTGACGTAAACCATTTACAACACCACTCTTGATGTCGTTGGTTTTTTGGACCAGAAGAGCGATCGACTGGTCGACCTCTTCAGGGCTATTTCCCGACACCAGGTCGCGGAGTTCGGGCATGATATTTTCTGCCTCAGTGGCCATGCGCTGACTCATATAGGTCTGCAGTGAGGCGTGGCGGCGCTCTTGCTCCAGCATGGCGAAGGCCCTGGCCCGCTCCTGGCGCTCCTGTTCCAGGCGTTGCTCCCACTCCTGATCCTTGCGCTGGATCAGGTCGCGGAGTTCCATCTCCTCCTCTTCCTTCTTCTTCCTGGCCTTCTCAGCATCCTTCTGAGTCTTGGCCTCTGCCGCCTGACGATCCTCTTCGGCCTTGCGGTACGCGGCCAGTTCGTTCTGCAACTGGTCAGCCCTCTCTTGCTCCGACTGGTAGCGCTGACGCTCTTCCTGGCGAATGCGCTCCACATCATCCTGGGTGAAGACCTGGGACGGCTCTGCGCCCGAGCGCTGGTTGCGGTTGCCACTGGTCGGTGCGGGCGGCTCCTGGGGGGCGACAGGGACAGTGATGCTGTTGGGGTCAGACGGTTCGGGATCGCCTTGGTTCTGCGTGGGATCGGGATCGGTTACGGTCACTTACCTCCTACCTTCCTTGTATTGATTCGTCCTCTTCGACGGTGCGCCGCTGTGGGATCGTGGTCCCATGAGCCAGGGTGACGATCCGCTGGAACATCTTCTTCACGTCCTCGCTGTCCTGGAGATCGAGTCCAGGGGCGGCGGCGATCTTCGCGGCTGGAGCAGTGTTTACCTGAGGACCACCCGCCGACTTCACACCACCCCCATCGGATCCGCCATTTCCGGACTTGGAATCGCCTCCACCATTCTGTGGGGGTGGGGGCATGGGCTGAGGGCCTTCTGGGCTGACCATGCCGGTCATGTTGGCGATGAGGGAAGCCACCTGGGCCTTGAGGAACTCCAGAGCGGCCTGCTGCTCCGCGTCATCGACCAGTTCCTTGAACAGTTCCTGGAGCTTCTCGTCCGGGAACTCTTCGCCAAGCTCCACCAGGGCGCCGCGCTTGGACTCCAGGCCCAGTTGCATCTTGACCATAAGCTCGTTGAGCTTCACCAGTTGATCGATCGGCAGCGGCGACTGGAAGACACACTGGTTCTCGTAGGTCACCGGGTCCATGGGGTCCAGC